TACCACGACTACAGTTGGACTAAGGGTCCACGACCTATAGTATTCCTCCAACGCGACTTGTTCATCTGGGGTCACCCCGAAAGCGGAAAAGAACGATACTCTCGCCTCTGTTGAAACTTCAACCCACTTTCCATCCATGCCAGCACTCATCATCTTAGCGCCACTCTGCATGAACACAGCTTCACTCATCTTACTTGGCTTGCCATTCCTCATGAACGCTTGGTACATCTCCTGAAAGACGGGGATGCCTGCTGTTAGTGCCATACCACACTCTCCAACCGCATACAACCACGACCCGATAGCACCGGGTGTCTCCAGGGGGAACAAACACATTGAGTCCTTCTCACGTGCTGAATCAAAGTTCCTTACCATGCGCCACTTTACCCCATCAAATACAGGGTGAGTCTGACAAAACTCGATTAATTCGAACTCATCGACCGAATCTTCCACTACCATCACGAATCCGAGCGAAGATGCGTACTCTGCAAACCCTTCCTCAAATCGTGCTTGATCACCTCTTTCCATGATGACGACACAATCGTCTCCATTGTTGGCCAATTTTGCGTTCACTCCAATCTTCTGGAGCCAAACCCAAATTAGGGCACACATGATATAGCTATTCCCAAGCGAAGTGTTCATGTCACCACTACCACGACCTCCTGACACCGTATATCTAACGATGCCGTCATGGCAGTACGCAACTCCAACATTGTGCAACTGCATCCTTAGCAATCTGCTCAACTCCTTATCATGGAAAAGCATGTTGTATAGGGAATGTTCATGCTCCAATAGTCCGATATCAACACTGGCATCGAAACGCGAAGCGTCAATGCCTAGTGCAACCGGGTCTTCGAAGTGTTCCCACAACTTTCTCAATTCGGTGCCCATCTCAACCGCATTCAATCCTTTGAATACCGTATACTTTTGTCCAAAAACTCGTGAGATCGCACGAAAAATCGGCTTCTCAGCATGCTTGAGGTAACGGCCAAGCCCGATGTTGAAAATCGGACTTCGCGGTTGGATGGTTCTGGGTGACTTTCCGGTAGGTACTTTCTCAACCTTCATAAAAGTCCGAAACATGGCATGCATCCGTTGCACACCACTCTCCAAGTAGTCTTCAAGGTAGTTAGCGTATAGCGTACGCTTTCGACCCGTGTAGCTGTCCACAAATTCTTGTGGCGTTACAGGGTGGAAAGTGCGGCCTGCTGCCTTCACCACCAATTTCTTGAAACCACCTAATATTCCATCGAAGTACTCTTTACTCCGACCCGCTCTCTTTAGCAGTTTGCCACCAATCTTCGCATAGATCATACGCTCAGCAATAGCGGCACACGTTGTCATGACATCAGCTGCGTTTGTGCATAGGGTACGGTCATCATTACCAATACCACCCACAATATACACAGCTCTTTCCTTCTCGGCCTCCAACCTCCAGTGCACGGCCAAACTAGCGTAGTTAGGGTCCTCTTTGCGAAGAGCCTCCCATGTGTCTTCCGACGGGGAGTGGCTAACGCTGGGTACCTTATACACCACGCTATCGTGCACCTTGGTCTGGCGCCCCTATTCGAG